TTGGTTTTTGAAGTAGATGAAACCAACTTGGTTCCGGGTCAAGACATGCAAGTGTTTCCCGGCAAAGTGTTTAGAAGACAAGGTGGCGCACCGGGACAGGCTATTTTTGGAACAAAGTTTCCCAATGTTTCGCAAGAAAATTTGCAGCTTTTTGATAAAGCGAGGCAGTTGGCTGATGAATCAACAGGTATGCCATCTTTTGCACATGGGCAAACAGGTGTAAGTGGTGTAGGTAGAACAGCATCTGGTATCAGTATGCTGATGAATGCCGCTGGTGGTAGCATAAAAACAGTTATTAAAAACTTTGATGACTATTTGCTTTCTCCAATGGGAAAAGCTTTCTTTAGTTTTAACATGCAGTTTGATTTTGACACTGACATCAAAGGAGACTTGGAAGTTAATGCTAGAGGCACAGAGAGTTTAATGGCTAACGAAGTGAGAAGCCAACGACTTATGCAATTCTTACAAATTGCCAGCACCCCTTCTCTTATGCCATTTGCTAAGTTTCCCTACATCATTAGAGAAATTGCAAAAGCAATGGATTTGGACCCAGACAAAGTTACAAACAATATGGATGAGGCAATGCGACAGGCAGAAATCTTGCGGCAGACACAGCCGCCAGCACCACCTGCTGGAGTTGCGCCCCCACAAGGGGTAGGAGGCCCACCATCAGTCGCTGACATGACTGGAGGGGGTGGTGGTAACATTGGTGTTGGAGCCGCTCCTGTCCCCGGAGAACAGGGATTTTCAGCGGCCCCACAAAGCGCTCCACCAGCCGCTCTTCCACCGGCAGCACCACCACAAGGCTAATATAAATGTTTAATGCAGAGCAGTACCAAAAACTTAAACCGTTTGTAAATTCTATCCCTCAATGGGAAGTGTTTTCTGATCTTGTTGCTTTTCATATTGAAAGACAACATAGATGTATGGAACAAACAAATAATGTTGCAGAACTACATAAAGCACAAGGTGCATTAGCAGTGCTTAGACAATTTCAAAATCTTAAGGATGTTGTGAATGGGATTGCTTAGTCCTATTTTTAGAACGGCTGCTAAAGGTGTTACAGAACTTGCTGAAGAAGTTATCCCTAATACCGCAACTACTGCTTTAAAAAAAGGAAAAGCTATTGAAGAAGTTTCTTCTTTAGCTAAACCAGCAAAAACTGCACCTTCTGAATTTGGGGAGTCTCCTGCTTTAGTTAGTAAAGAAGGCGAAAGTGCTTTTAATACTTTAAATATTACACCAGAAAAGAAAGAAGAGTGGAGATCAAAAAATAGAGTTTCTACTACCAGACAACGACTTCCAGAAATAGAAAAAGCTGCACAAGATTATTTTGATAACAAAATATCTTTTGAAGAATTTCAAAAACTTTCTTCTAAACTTCAACCAATTATTCCGTTAAAACAAGTTCCACCAGTTCCTTCTTTTGAAAGAATTGTTAATTCATTAACTGATGCACAAGTTGAAAAAGGTGTTGTTGGTTTAAATAAACAAATAAAATCTGGTGAAAGAGTAGCGTCTAGACTTGATATTAGTGCATATGACAATTATGATTCATGGGTTGTTTCTGTACATGAAGGCAATAAAAAAAATGGTAACCCAATTGCTTACGCTAAAACAGCAGTATTAGATAATGTAGAGTTTAATACAGATCCTAAAGTAGCTTTAGATATTGCTAGAAGAAAACCACTGCCTTCTGGTGGTAAAATGGGTAAAGCTACTATTGCTAGAATGTTTGGTGATTGGGTTCCACATGATCCAGAATCTGTAAGAGCCTTTGCAGAAAAAGCTATTAAGAGCGATGAATGGGTTCAAGTTGGAATGAATCCAGATAGAGGAAGTATATTTTATGATAAATCCACTGGTAATCCAATTTTATCTGCGTCACAAATAGTACAGGTTGGTCCTCTTGTGCTTGCTAAAAAAGATAAGTTTTTAAAAACAACAGTAAGAACAGATCCGTTGTTTAATGTTAATAAAGAAGGCCCAGTAAAAACTTTTGCAGAAGGAGGCAAAGTGCAAGCTGTAGAACAAACAAAAAAACTTTTTGAAGAGGGTGGTCTTAATCAAGAAGGCGGCACTGTAGATAAAGCCAGCGGCAATGACGTTCCTCCCGGCGCTCTTCAAAAAGAAGTGAGAGACGATGTTGATGCAAAACTTAGTGAAGGAGAGTTTGTATTTCCTGCTGATGTTGTGCGCTACATTGGTCTAGAAAAACTAATGCAAATTCGCGATTTGGCAAAACAAGGTTTGCAGCGAATGAATGATATTGGGCAAATGGGAAATGCTGATGAAGTAGAAAATCCAGAAGCTTTGCATAGCGAAGAAGAAATGGATGATGAAACTTTCTCTTCTGAAGTTGACAAAGCTTTGCAAGATACTGGAGAAATTAATGGCTAAAGACTACTATACTGATAGTAAAGTAAAAGAACTTTCTACATTAGAAATTTTACAATCAGCAGCAGAACAATTAAAAGTTGAAGATTTTGAAAACTTTAAAAATAGATTTGCTATTGTTGCGAACGCTCCTACAGCATGGAAAATGAGAGAAGGTAATTCTATTTATGTAGTACAGAAGACAAAAAAAGGTGCTGGCTTATTGATGACCTATAATGCTGACACTATTAAAAATTATATAGATAATAGTAAAGTATTTTCAACTTCTGCTTATAAAGCTGGTTTTGATATTTTATTTATTTATTTTAGCAATCCTAGATATATTGATGTTCTTAAACTTATATACAAAAGAAAACCAAATAAAAATTATGGGTATAGTGTTAAGAGAACAAAAAATGGAACATATTTAGCTAATATAGTACTTGGTCCTATTAGGAGTAATAATAATGGTTGACGAAATTAAAGATACAATTAGTGATATAGGAAGTGGCATTGATGACGCTGTTCACGATGTTGTAGATTTTGTGGGCGATGTAGGAACTTCTATAGGTCAAGGTCTTGAAGATGCAGGAAGCTGGATAGGAGATAGGTTTGAAGATGTCATAGAGTCTATTGAAAAAAACCCAATGATTTTAGTGGCGGCTATTGGTGGATATTTTGCTATTCAAGGAATAATGGCAAGTATGGCTTCTGCTGGTTCTGTGTCTACATCAGCTATAATGGCAGAAGCTGGAGTAGATGCAATTATGCTTGAAATGCCTACGGCTTCTATTGCTACTGCTACCGGCGAATCTGTTTTAGCTGCAACTGGTTCAGCAGTTGCTGAAGGGACTGCTGCTAATATAGCAGCGGCTTCTTCTTTAGAAGCAGGAGCTACATTAGCAGAAGCAACTTCTATTTCTAATGCTGTTAGTAGTGGAAGTGGGTTAATTGATTCTGTAACACAATATGCTAGTAGCATTGTTGATAAAATGAATCCATTTACAGTTGCTGCTGACGCAACAGCGTCTACTTCAACAGCTTCTCAAAGTGTTTTTTCCCAATTTAGTAATTTTACTAATAAAATATATACAAGTATTGGAGAAACACTTCTTCCTGATGCAAGTGCAGGTGTTCAAAAATTTGTAGGACAAGGTGCTTTTAATACAGCAGTTAATGGGGGCGATATTGAAAGCAGTATAAAATCTACTGCTTTTACATTTGGTTTAGAAAATGTAGGAAATATTGCAGATACATCTTTTAAATCATTAGGAGAAGCTAGTGATTATTTTACTAATGTAACTAAAGATGCTTATACATCACTTGTAGATAGTTTTAAAACAACCACTGGATCTCCTACTATTGATTTTTCTACTCAATTTGGTAATAGTTCACTTGTGGCTCCTCCAAGTTCTTTTAATGATTTTGGAAATTTAGCTAGTAATGCTCCTACTGGAGAAACTCTATCTACTTTAGATACTGCTGGGAAACTTGGGTCGCCTATGTCTTCTGCTTTAACTTCACCAGTAGACGATAGTCTATATAGTTTAGCTTCAAAAACACCTGCTGCTACTTATAGTAGCAGTCCAAATTCTATGTACAATTTGAGTACAGGACCAGTTGATCAAAATCTTTCCCCTACTAACACTATTTCAAAAATGGGATCTGGTCTTGCTTCACAGCCGTCGCCAGCGTCTAGTTCTATGTATAGTGTAAATTCTGGGCCAATTAGTAATTACACACCAAAAGCAACAACACCGGGATTCTTTAGTCCAGAAACTAGAGCAAATATTGAAGGAATTACTGCTGGTGCAAAACTTGCTACTGCTGGTTATGGTATTGCTACAATGGCTGGATTAACTGGGCCAGATAGCTCAGACGCAGTAAAGAAAACAAAACAAAAATATGACTATACAGGGCTTGGTGGGGCTGGGGCTGCTGTTGACGCTACTACAGGCACTACAGGAACTACTCCAACTAGAGCATCTTATAAAAACGCGCCTATTCAAGGTTTTCATATGGTAAAAGTTAAAAATCAAAGTGGTAATACTTTGTATGTTCCTTTTGTGGGAGATAAAGCAATAAACCCTATTCCATCTGGATATACACCAATTTAACTGTTGACGAAGCCAGTTAAATAAGTAATAATAATCTTCGTCATTTGCGACCCGCAGATGCGGCCCAACCTTAAGGACTTTTATGGAAATGGTAATTGAACAAGAACAGAAAGTAGTTGCTACACCTTTTGGAAAAAGGAATGCTAACAAAGAACGCATTGAACAAGAAGAGGCAGAAATTGCTGTTTTGGAAAAAGGAAATGTTCCAGAACAAGAAGAGCAAGAACAAGAGCCACAAGACGCTGAAGAAAAAACATTTAAAAAGCGTTATGGCGATCTTCGTAGACATTCTCAAGAGCAAGAAAATAAGTTTAAACGTCAGATTGATGAACTAAATAAACAACTTCAGCAATCTACTGAACAACAAATTAAACTTCCTAAAAGCGAAGAAGAACTTGCTGCTTGGGCAGAAGCTTATCCAGATGTGGCTAAAATTGTAGAAACTATTGCAATTAAAAAAGCTAAAGAGCAATCAGCAAACATTGAACAAAAACTTAAAGTTTTGGATGATAGAGAACGACAAACAAAGCGGGATAAGGCAGAAGCAGAGCTTATAAGACTTCATCCTGATTTTGATGATATTCGTAGCTCAGATGATTTTCATGCTTGGGTAGAAGAACAACCTCAATGGGTGCAGGATGCTTTGTATGCAAATGAAAATGATGCTAGGGCTGCTGCCAGAGCTATTGATTTGTATAAAGCAGACAAAAACATTGGTAAGAAAAAACCAGTAGATTATAAAGAAGCTGCTAAGAGTATTGGCGCTAGGAGTTCTCGGTCTACTCCAGACGAAGCCAATCTTGAAGGAGTTATTTACGAATCTCAAGTGGCTAAGATGTCTTTTAAGCAATTTGAAGCTGCTATGGAAGATATTCAAAAAGCACAAGCCACTGGTAAATTTGTATATGATTTGAGCGGAGCGGCTCGTTAAGTATTGACATAACAACAAAATATTGTTATATCTCTTTCATCAACGTAACTGGAGCCGGTTTACCTACCTTTAGTTACGTTATTTGTAAAACGCATAAAACAAAATTCAGAGACACCTGTTCCTTTTTAGCCTAAAGTTTTAATTAATTTAAAATTTTACACCTAGAAATACAGCCCCTGTAGGAAGTTGAGCGTATTAATTTATGCCTACACTATAGGAGAACTATCATGGCATTTCCAAAAGCCACAGGATATAATAACCTACCTAATGGTAATTTTAGTCCTGTAATTTATAGCAAGAAAGTCCAGCTTGCGTTCCGCAAAGCTTCGACTGTTGAAGACATCACTAATAGTGATTATTTTGGCGAAATCTCCAACATGGGCGATAGCGTTAAAATCATCAAAGAACCAGAAGTTTCTGTCACGACGTATGCTCGCGGTACGCAAATTACTGCACAAGACTTGACTGACGAAGACTTTACGCTGGTTGTCGATCAGGCTAACTACTACGCATTCAAGATTGACGATATTGAAGCAGCACATTCGCATGTTAATTTCATGCAGATGGCTTCTGATCGTGCAGCCTATCGTCTGCGTGACCAGTATGACCAAGACGTTCTTGGCTATCTGTCGGGGTATTCTCAGTCTGCTAAACACAGCCAAGCTGACACTGCTCGTACCACTTTTCCCGGTACTAAAGCAATTTCTACCGCTGGTTCGGATGAATTGCTTTCAACAATGAAATTGAAGAAAGGCGACTTTGGTAACATTACCACTGCTTCTGCTGGCGACCATTCAATCCCATTGTCACCACGTTTGCCCGGAGCTACTGCTGCTTCCACTTCAACTGCAACTCCAATGCAAGTTATTGCACGGATGAGCCGCTTGCTTGATCAACAGTTTGTTGACACGCAAGGCCGTTGGCTTGTTGTTGATCCAGTGTTTGTCGAGCTTCTTAAAGACGAAGACAGCCGTCTTTTGAATGGCTTGTTTGGCGGCGAAGGTCTACAAAATGGTTTGGTTATTAACAACCTGCATGGTTTCCGTGTATATGTTTCTAATAACCTTCCTAAATTGGGAACGGGTCCAGCCACTACAGGCACTGCTAACCAAAACTCCAACTTTGGTGTAATGGTTGCTGGTCATGATTCTGCTATTGCAACTGCTCAGCAAATCACCAAGACTGAAACCTATCGTGATCCTGACAGCTTTGCTGACATTGTGCGTGGTATGCATCTTTATGGTCGCAAGATTTTGCGTCCTGAAGGCATTGTCACTGCTA